TCCTGGAGCGCCAGTCAACAACGGTAAGGACTCAGCCAATCCGTGGTGACATCGCAGCCCGTGTGGACTTCGATGACAACTTCCCGCCCGGCTACGTGAAGATCGTAGTGGACGCGAACAACCAGCCGATCATCCGCTACGTGATCCACGAGCTAATCCATGTTGTGCTCTCGGAACTCGTGCTCGGCAAGTTCGACGAGACCCTCGAAGAGTTGCTCACCGTGGCACTCGATGGTTACATCTACGCGTGGGTGGCGAAGTCGAAGTCTCGCACCACTCGCTGGACCACATTGATCGGGAAGAAGCTCGCCGAGAGCGAGGCTCTCCACTTGATGGACATCCCTCTCGAAGAGCAAGTCGATCGGAAATGAGGCACGATGATGCGTGTCGAAGGCGATCTACACGTCATGCTCAACCGTCACTGTGGTCACGCCCAGTCGGTTGACTGCTGGTGCGAACCGAATCGCATCTACCTATCCACTGTGCAGGGTCTTCCTGGTATCACCAAGGTGATCGAGCACAACGATGAATCGAACGAGCACCACCTCGTCACCCTGAACAAACGAGAACGCGACCGGGAACTCGATCTACCGAACGAACCCGGTGCCCCCTGGATCACCCGCGTGCTGAGTCTTCCAAGTCCGCCCGCACTGCCACCACACACCGAGGAGTAACGATGCCACTCTCTTCAAGCTGCCGCAACTGCGGACAATCGAAGCCCGTCGAGCAGTACGGCGACGACTTCTGCACCGCCTGCACCACCCGCTTCAACGAGGGTTTCAACGCCTCCGTCGCCGAGAACAAGGATGCGCCGAACTCAACGCACCTCTACAACGGCCGTCAGGCGATGTCACAGCGCGCGATCCGCGCCGGCTCGAACTACGTGGACCCTCGCGACTTCTCAGCCAGCCGCCGAGGGCTCCCCACGCGCCCCGGTCAGACCGGGTAACAGTGGACTGGCCCCGTAAAGGGTGCGATGAAATGTCGTACCTCGGCGCACCGGACCCTTAGTGGTCTAGGCAGCGTTGGGGCTGGCAGTGCGCCGAAAGCCGGGCGAGCGCGTATACGCGCTGACTAGGCTTGACCAGAGCGGAGAGGCGCTTCCAACTTGAAAGGAAAGACCGATGGACCCCTTTTCACCGATCCCCGAGGTGCGAAAGCACGTTATCGTCGAGCAGGTGGATGTCGATGAGTACGGCGACACCTGGAAGGACGGCGTCAAGGTCGCCTTCCGCGACCCCTCCCAGGTATTGCGACAGCATGACGCGGCTCGTGTCGCGATCCGTGCGGCCCTCGATGGGACTGGCATCCGCGAGAAGACCAGGATCGAGACGATCCCCCTCGAAGATGGGACCACGGCCGAAGTGGAGTTGCTCCAGCCCGGCGACGCGAACGTGCTCCAGTTCGGCGCTGGTCCGAAGTACGCTCGCATCGAGATGACCGACGAGGGTCTCGCGAAGCTCCCCGACACCAACAAGAAGAACCGACGCTCCCGTGGATGGAGCCAACTAAAGAAGCTCTTCAGAAAGGTCTTCTCATGAGCCCCGAGAAACTTCTCGCACAGCAGGACGAGCAGCGGAGGAAGGCGCGCCTCACCGCCACCCCCGAACAGTTCTCCCGCTCCTTCATCAGTGAGTACGCCGACCAGATCGAGGCGATCCGACGCGGAGCCATCGTCACGGATACGGGCGACTTGATGCTGCCGAATGGCAAGCCCGTCCCGACTGTCAAGCAGGCGCGTCGCACCATCTGGTGGTCACGCAAAACCCGTCCGATCCGGCGCTTCTGGCGCTGGCTGAAAGGGCTCAGACGAAAGTACGACATCCTCTCATGACAACTGCGCAACTCTACTCACGTAAGTATGCGGCTTCTGCAAAGGGCAAGCGTACGAAGTTCACCGGACACATTCGAAGGACTTACGGCATGTTGATCGAGACGTACGATCAGATGGTCGAGTTGCAGCAAGGGCGTTGTGCTATCTGTACGATGAAAGAAGATCGTCTGCATGTCGATCATGACCATACAACCGGACAGGTTCGCGGCCTACTCTGTGGGCGGTGCAACCGAGCCATTGGACTCCTTCATGAAGACACTGGCCGACTCCAGAAAGCCATCGAGTACCTTCGACTGGGACCTCGACGCGGAACGGGACCTTTGGCGTAGTATCTGCGCGCCCAACTCCTGGTTCGATGAGAAAGGAAATGTAGGCACCCACCCCTACTCCCTCTGGAACTTCGTCACCAAGGCATGGGGCGCGGCATCCTACCTCAAGTCGCACCCCTCGGAGCCCCAGTGGCTCTACGAGCCGATCCACATCCCCTACACCCAGTGGCTCCAGAAGCACATCCTCGACTGGAAGCGCAAGTCGCTCTCCGGGAAGCCGGGCCGCACGCACATCGCCTCTGTCCTCCCCCGAGGCTACGGGAAGACCGTCTGCTCTACCAAGAGCGCGACGCTCTGGTCGGGCCTCGACGACCCGGACATGACCTGCCTCATTCAGTCCGCGACCGAGGACTTCTCGGTGGACATCCTCAAAGCCCAGAAGGCCGTCATGTCGGGCCAGGACGAAGACTCCTGGTTCGTCTGGCTCTACGGCAACTGGGAAGGTGAGGCGAAGGACTGGACGAAGAAGTACGTCAACCACGCCTACCGGCGTGCCCGCAACATCTCCGAACCCTCGCTCGACATGTCGTCCTCCGCAGTCGGTTCCACGGGCTATCACCCGCGCCAGTGCTGGTGGGACGATCCCCTCATCAAGAACAAGCTCAAGCAGGACAAGGTCGCCTATCTGCGCGGCCAGAAGGAGGCCGTCAACGCCTCCTTCAACTCGGTCCACACGAACGGCCTCATCGCCCTCACCTTGACCCGCTACCTCGACAACGACATCGCCGGAGATCACTTCCGCACCGAGGGCGTTGCGACCTGGGAAGGGATGCCGTGTCCGCACATGGCGATCTTCGACGAGGTCCCATTCGGCGAAGGCATCTGGCACGTCTTCTACTACCAGACCGAGGACGAGGCCACCGGCGCTCCTACGAATCCTCGACTCTGGGATCGCAGCATGATCGCCGCCGCCAAGAAGCGCGACTCCGAGGACTTCGCCTGTCAGCAGCAGAACAACCCTGGCTCCGGTGAACATGCGCCCCTCGTCGAGTCACAGATTCCGTGGCTCTACATGTCCTACGAGGACTTCAACTGGGAGGTCACGCCGCAGTGGGCTACGGTCCACATCGACACCGCCTTCAAGAACAAGGAGAACGCGGGCGACGGCGACTACAACGCGATCGTGGTCTGGATCAAGTCCACCCGTGACGACGGACGCCTCTACCTCGACACCAACCTCCTGCGAGCCTCGAACGAGTGGCGCGAGGAGGACTTCAATCGAGAACTCGTGAAGGTCTGCCTTCAACTTCGCAAGCGGGGCATCTTCATCCGCAACATCACGGATGAGAAGGAGCCCGGCGGCAAAGAGGGAACCTACAAGAACCGCATCTTGGGCATCTTGCGCACCGCCGGTTTCATGCTGTCGGACGACCAGTTCATCCAGTTCAATCGCGACAGCAACAAGAAGGCGCGCATCCGTACCGCAGTCGGCCACTGGGCTGAGGGCTACGTCCGCATCGTCCTCAACCGAGATCGTTGCGATTGCTTGCCACTCGAATACGACCCGATCAAGCACTCGTATATCCCGCGCCAGTGTCCCCACTTCATGGTTCCGTCCGTCGTCAAGACGCTCATCGACCAGATCGTTCGCGTCGATGTTGTCGGCCACGATGATCTCGCGGACGCCATGACGGACGGCTTCACGCGCCAATGCGGCTGGACACCTCCTGCGATTCATCCCGGTTCACCTCAAGATGAAGGCTCTATGCCTCGCCGGCCTTGGGACAACGACCTCAAGGATGTCGGAAAACCGATGTCCTACGAAGAACTCAACCAGTTTCTCACCGACCGCGATGAACTTGCCGGCCAAGGCATGATGTCTCCCGGTCATGGATGGGACGACGACGGTTGGATTTCACCAATGGAGCCCGTATGATTTCAGTCACCACGTACACGGCCGTGGTCCCTGGACTACCCTCGGGCACCTACCACATTTTCGAGTTGGAAAATGGTGCGACTGTCTATCTCAACGACTTTGGCATCCGCACTGTTACGGTCGCTGACAGCCTCGACAAGTTGAACTAGGTCAAGAAGAAAGGCGGGCTGCATGCCGCGTATCATCGTCTTCGACATCGAAACCCGTAAGTGGGCCTCAGACCTTCGACCTGATGACCACGAAGCCGGATGGATCGAACTCCGTGCCGGCAAGGGCGGTGCCGCCGCCATCGTCGTCTATGACAGTCGCGATGGATGGCTCCACCACTACGATGACCACACCGCGCAACATTGCGCTCGCCACATCGAGTCAGCCGACATCGTCGTCGGCTACAACTCAGACAACTTCGACATCCCATGCCTAGAAGGACTCGTGGATAGGCGGCTTCGCATTCGCCGCAGCATCGACATCTACCAGATGCTCATCCAGGCGTACGCCAAGCGAGGGATCAGCGGTCAGAAGGGTGACTTCACCCTTGATGCCGTCTCGCGCCGGAATCTCGGCCGAGGGAAGATCGACCACGGTGACAATGTGAAGGAACTGATCCGACGTGGTATGTGGGCTCGGGTCTTCAACTACTGCGCTTCGGATGTGCAGTTGACCCGTGACTTGTTCAACAAGCTGATTGTAGATGGGGGATTGGTTGGTCTTCGTGGACAATTCATCTCCCTACCAGTAGAGGACCTTCATGTCACCTAGTGAGCGGAATGCGAAGTGGCGTAAGAAGAACCCACAAAAAGTTCAAGAGTACAACCGTCGATCTCGCTGTGCGCGATATGGTTTGACGGTAGAAGAGTACGATGCACTCCTAGAGTCCCAGGGCGGCGGGTGCGCCGTCTGTGGCGAAGCTCCTGGAGGCCGGTTCCTCAGTGTCGATCATGACCATGCGACTGGCAGAGTACGAGGACTCCTCTGTCACTACTGTAACCCTGGTCTAGGGAACTTTCGGGATTCGGAAGCTCTACTCCGCCGGGCGATCACCTACCTCAAGAGGTTTTCATGATCGGTACCACAATCGAGCGTGCTGCGGATGCCTGGGCGTATCGTGAGCAGATGTGCAACATGGTCATCGACTCCATGTTGTACTCCGAACGCCAGTACTCCGGTATTCGCCAGAAGTGGCCGCGTCTTTACGACCTCTGGCGTGGCTCTTGGAATGGCCGGTTCCATCCACACAAGAACAACGTCCACATCCCGCTGATCTTCTCGGCGATCTGGGCCGATGCTGCTCGCAAGGCCGCCTCGTCCCTCTCCATCTGGCCGCCTGTCAATTTCATGGGCTACGGTCCCGATGACGCAGCCATCGCGCGCAAACAGGAAGCCCTCAATGGCGCGCAGATGAAAGACGATCAGATGTTCCTCAAGCAGGTCGATGTCATCGTCGGCGCAGACCTGTATGGCGTCTCCGTGATGCAGGTGGGTTGGAAGCGCGTCGAGAAGATGCGTATTCTGGAGCAGGTCGATCGCATGCCGATCTCCGGCAAGGTGGTCAAGTACCTGCGAAAGGGCAATGTCGTCTCCTTCGACGGCCCCGAGACCCTACTCATCGACCTACTCGACTTCTTCCCGCAGCCAACAGTCTCCCGTCTGCGTGACATGAAGTGGGTGGTTCGTCGCTACTTCCTCGATCTCGACGACGTGCGCTACCTCGCCTCGATTGGCACCTTCTCCCGTTCCGAACTCGCTCGCATGGAGCGTGACGGCGCGATCGGTTCCCAGACGGGCGAACTCATGGCTTCTGTCCGCCGCTTCCAGGTCCGCTCGGGCATGGACGACGAGACGGCGCGGTTCATGAACAAGTACTCGCGCCCGATCGAAATCCTGGAGTTCTGGGGTGACGTTCCTTCGGAGCTTTCACCGGACGGCGTGCTCCAGCGTGTGGTGACGGTCGCGAATCGCCGCTACATGATGCGGAACAACCCGAACCCGTACAACCACGGGCTCCTGCCCTTCGTCTCCTTCTCGCCGACGCCCGACCTGCACTACTTCTACGCCCCCGGTAAAGCCGAGGTGGTCGAGAAGCTCCAGATCGTCGGCAATCGCTACGTCAACCAGTCTCTCGATGCCGCAGACCTGATGATCGACCCGATGATCGCCTACGATCGCTCGGCCGGTCTCGTCACGAAGAACTTCTACTCCCGCCCTGGACGCCTCATCGGTGTCAATGGGAATCCGAACAACGTGATGCAGCCGATGCAGTGGAACTTCGAGGGTCTGACAGTTGCGGACAAGAAGCTCGCTCAGATGCGTGAGTTTCTCCAGATGGGCACCGGGATCGTGGATGATGCAGTCCAGGGCCTCGGCGGCGACAGTCGTCAGACTGCCCGCGAGTTCGTTGGTCGGCGTGAAGCTGCTGGTACACGACTCATGTTGGAATCTCGCATCTACGAGGAGATGATGCTGGAGTCGATCGCGAACCAGTTCGCGTCGCTCTCCAAGCAGTTCCTCGAACCGCCGATCGAGGTCCTCATCCTCGGCGACGGCGCGATGCTCGATCCGGACTCCGGCATGCCAATCCCCGCTTCGCGCGAGACGTTGAGTGGGTACGACATGATGCCGTCCTACGCTGCCCGCGCGATGGGTGCGACGATGGGCCTCTCGAAGCAGATGCAGCAGCAGAATCTCATGCAACTGCTCCAAGCTCTCGGTTCGCCACTCGGTCAGTCCCTAATGGGGCAGATCAACGCGGTAAACTTCTTCCGTGGTATCTTCCGCGTGTTCGAAGTCCCGAACATCAACGAAATCTTCGTCGTCAACCCTCTGCTCAATCAGTTCATGCAGTCGCCTGAACTCCAACAGATGCTCCAGGGTCGTGGCCTCGGCGGCATTCCGACCTCGGGGCAGATCGCGTCCCAGGGTCCAAGCGTACTCCCTGGCATGCCGGGGAGCGCAGGCGCGGGCTCCGCGCAGAGCCTACTCCAGCCACCGGACCTCAGCAGCAGGATGGCCCCGGTCGGCATGGCAGCCTAGAAAGGATGGCCTAGATGGCTGGCAATTTCCGCGAGTTCTTTGACATCCGTCAACTCGACGAGCAGCAGCGAGGGAGCATGGAGTTCGTGCTCAACTCGCCGGCCTACCAGAACTACTTCAAGCCACATATGGACGGCGTCCTTGCCACGATGGCACAACTCTGGAAAGACCGTTCTCAGAAGCGTAAGGATGAATATCCTGATGACTTCCTCGCCGGGGGTGTCTGCTTCGGTGAAGGACTATTGAAGTTCTTCGAGACCGTCATCCAAGAGACGAGTATGGACCGCATTCACGACGCGATGGAGAACATGACGCCGGAGATGCTTTACGAGGTCAAGCGGCAGCGTGGTCTCATCAAACCCGTCGTTGGTGCTAACCAATCGGCACTGCCGGAAAGGACCAACCCAGAAGAGGATTTCTAGGATGCCATCAAGCGAAGTGATGCACAAGTGGAAGACCGGAAAGCTCCGCTCCGGTCGTAGTGGCAAGCCCGTGAAGTCACACGAGCAGGCCGTTGCCATCATGTTGTCGGAGCGGCGAAACGAACAAGCGCACGGTGGAGAATACGTCTCCGGTCCCGAGCGCGCGAACCCTCTCGAAGGGACGAGACGACCTCGTCACCACAAGGAGAAGTAGCATGTCCATCGGACGCACCAAAGAAGAGCAAGAACTCACTTCGCTTCTCGCGAAGACAGTGGTACAACGACAGGTGATGGAGCCAATGGCCGCACACGGCTGGCAGCAAGGAACTCCTCCCTCTCCCGAGCAAGCTGCTATCATTATCGCCGGACGAGCGAAAGCTGACGGCGCAACAGACGAACAGATTGCCGAGTTCCTCAAAGAACGCGGCGTAACACCCCCGGCAGGCGGACTACCCGCCACCACCGAGGGAGCACCGGGCAAGGTGATGGCCCCGGCAGCGCGACCCACGAGCGGACAACCTGCTCCTGCGGCTGGCGCATCGCCGGCCACCGCACCAACGCCCAAGGCGGACGCCCCCACCACCCTCGAAGAGGTCATGTCTGCGTTCGAGTCCCTGCGTGATCCGCAGACGGGCTTGATCGTTGGCAAGTTCAAGACCTTCGCTGAGGCCGTGAAGGGGTCGGGACACCTCGCAAACATGGCGAAGCAGTCGTTCCAGGAGCGCGATGCTGCCCTCAAGCAGCTTCGTGAAATCCAGGAACTCGGCATTCGCCCTCAGCCCGTCGCTTCCCCGGCGACGGCTCCGGCCCCTGTTCCTTCAACCCTGGCTGCTTCGCGAGTAGCTCTGGAGAAGGCGCAGGCCACCCTCGACGCGGTGCTATCGAAGGTGGAGGAAGACGGCGATGTCGTCAACGCGGAGACCCTCAGAGCGCACAGCAAGGCCCAACGCGAAGTGGCCGAGCTTGCAGCCGAAGTGAGGATGCAGGAGATGCAGCATCGACAGCAGTCTGCTGTGGATGCGGAGCAGAATCGGTGGAAGGCTGTGGATGACTTCATGCAGAAGAACCATCCCGAGTCGCTCACTCGTTCTGCTGAGATCGGACTGCACATTCAGTCCGACCCAGTGCTCCAAGAAGCGGTCAGCGCCCTCGTGGCGCAGGGGAAAGAGGTTCAGGCGTCCGTCCTCGCGTGGCGATCCTACGAGCGTGCCGTCAATGATGGTACGACTGTGAAGGAACGTGCTGCGGCAGAGGAAAAGGAAGTCGATCTCGCGGCCAAGGAGCAAGTCCGTAAGGAGCTTCTGGAGAAAGCCCGTAGAGATGCGGGTGTCATCCAGGGCTCGGCCGGTGGCGTGGGAATCCACGAATCGCCCGAAGCGGGAGCCCCCTCGCGAGAGGAACTCAACGCTGCGGTCGCTCAGATGCGTCATGAAGGCGAAGGTCTCGGCATGCCTGCCGCGACTCGCTTCCGTCATCTGCTCATCGGTCGTACTCTCGATCCGTCGATCTTCGGTCCTCGCTGAACGGCGTAGGACAGACAGGGAGACACAACTAGCCGCCTAGTGCGGCGAGGAAAAGATTCATGCCGGGTACTTCAACCTTCAACTTTGGTGCTTACGCCTTCGACGGTGCGGACCTCAAGTCCGGCGTCGCGCGCGAGGACCTGCTGGAGCAGATTACCAACATCTCTCCATCGGACACGCCATTCGTGTCGCAGGCTCCGAAGGTCGGGTGCAAGCACATCTACCATCAGTGGCTCATCGACACCCTTGGCACGCCAGACCTCACCGGCGCGATCGAAGGGGCCGACTGGTCGCTGGATTCTACCACGGCTCCTAGCCGCGTCTTCAACGTGACGATGATTCTCCGCAAGGACATCGGCCTGTCGGAGTCGCAGCGTTCCGTGGACACCGCTGGTTTCGCCGATCAGTACGCGTACGAGGTCCAGAAGGCTGTCAAGGAACTGGGCATCAAGCTGGAGAAGATCGTCTTCGGCGCGCTCACTACGGCGACGGGTGCCTCGGGCACCGCTCGTGTCATGAAGGGTCTCCAGGCGTTCATCACTACGAACACCTCACTTGCGGGTGCGAATGGTGGTACGGTTGGCGACGCTACCCACGACGGTGTTGTTACCGTGGGCGACTTCAACGACATGCTGAACACCATCTACACCGCAGGTGGAAACCCGGAGCAGGTCTACGTTTCGCCGAAGGTGAAGCGTCAGATCAGCGCGTTCGCGGTTCCTGGCGCTGCGGCCGGCAACGTCTACGCCAAGAACATCGCGGCGGTGGACAAGAAGCTCATCGGTGCGATCGACTTCTACGAGTCGGACTTCGGTCTGATTCAGATCGTCCTCGACCGTTGGGTGCCGGAGAGCACGAACACCGTGACTGCGACCGCTTCGGCGACCGCGACGGGTGGTCAGATGTTCTTCCTCAGCCGTGCGATCAACCGTCTGGCGTGGCTGCCGGGCCGTCAGGTTCACCACGAGTTGGTGGGCAAGCGTGGCGACTCTGTCGCCGGGCTGGTGGTCGGTGAGTGTACGCTGGAGGTGCTGTCCGAGAAGGCCAACGGCGTCATCAAGGCCGTCAACAACAAGTCCGCTGTCACGTAGTCAGTGACAGTGGCCTAACCTGTGAACAGGGAGGTGAGGGCAACCTTGCCTCCCTGTTTCAGTCTGAGGTCAACATGGCTCGTCAGAATCCAACGATGTCGAAGTCGGCTGCCCATCTCGAACCCCCAATCCGAGGGATCGACAACCTGGAGAATCCGATCGGCATCAACATGAAGGCTCTGGAGGACTCCGAGAGGATGCCCGAGGTCAACATGACGCCAAACAATGGCGATCAGAAAGACGTATCCACTCCGGCGTTCGCAGCGGGCAAGGATGAGCGAAACTTCCCGAAGACGGGTGGTGCCGATCCGACTCCGGCGAAACCAGGGGCGTAACATGGACAAGCGAAAGAAACGAGGTAATCCCGCGATGGGTCAGGCTGGCAACTACGCTGCCCCAGTAGACACCGCCGGAATGGACCCCGAGATGAAGAAGTCGTTGGGTGTGAACAAGCCCCGCAAGAAGCAGGGTTTCTTCGAGATGCTGCGTAACGCAGGCAAGCAGAACAAGTAGCATGGCCCACCGCAAGAATCCGACCGTCCAGGTGGGTTCGATGATGGACCATCAGGATGCACACGAGTCGAAGCTGTCGGAGATGCACGACGCCCTCTATTCCCTCGGAGACAAGATTCGGAAGCCCTATCCGCGCAACGGCGAGAAGCTGCTGCCGAAGGACCTCCGTGCCGAAGAGAAGCCAGAGGCGGCTGCCGCCCGGAAGCACATCGACGCTCTTCACAAGGCAATGAAGAGGGAGAAGTAACATGAAGCGTGGAAATCCCAAGGCTCACGAGAGTGAGCGCAAGGAGATGGCTGAGATGATGCGAGTCCATCAGTCGAAGAAGATGGGCAAGCACGACAAGGCCATGAAGAAGGGCATGAAGATGCCCATGAAGGGAGGCTACTAACGTGGCCCGAGGCAATCCAACTCAGAGTCGTAAGGGAATGGGATGGGATGCCGCTGTCGAGTCTGCCCGTGCAGGCGGTGCTCGTAATCCCGAAGCTGCCATCGCAGCCGGCGCACAGAAGTCGAGTGCTGCTGCTCGCAGGCGCAACCCGAACCTGACGAAAGTCGGGGGTGTGGGCAAGAACAAGAAGGCCGGCGCAGCCGGCTAGAAAAGGAGCACTCATGAGCAGCGGTGACATCAAGATCAACCGCATCAAGAGCGCGAACCGTGGGAAACTCGGCCTCCTTGGCGACGTTACCAAGCTCGCCATCGAGGTCGATCCCATCCTCAAGAAAACAGCCTCGAATCGCGACGAGTTTCGCCGCATGGAAGACGCTATGAGCGCCCTCGGGGCGTACTGCCGTAAGAGCGGCTTCGACCCGACGCGTACGTTCCAGCACGTCGCCAACTTCGACAACGCGATCTGGACTCTCGTCCTCGAAATGTTCGCCAAGTACAACAATGATGGTGAACTGATGGATGACGGTCTACTGTACAAGACAGACCCAAAGGACAACACCGTCAAGCTGAACAAGGACTTCTTCTACGCCCTCGTTTCCTACTTCGAGGGTCTGGGCATCCCATGCGACATGAGAGGGAAGATCACGCTGAACTGAAAGGAGCCACCTGTGGCTGCCAACTTCTACATCTGGACGACCAACTTCGGCGAGCGTAGCGCCTGCTCCTACTATCGAATCGAAGTGCCGATGCTCATGCTCGACAAGATGGGCCTCGCCTCGATCTACGAGGACAAGGGCAAGGGCACCGAGGAGTCCTCGATCGCCCGCGCCTACTCCGACATCGCGCATCACTACGCGCTCGGCGGCGAGTCTCCTCTCCGTCAGATGCGCCGGCTGCGCTCGATGCCTTCGGGCGTCCGCGCGGGACAGGACATCTACCCGCCCGCCCTGATCTACGACATCGACGACAACAACGACTTCGTCCACCCGTTCAACACCTCGTTCGCCCACATGGGCGTGCGTGGCTACCCGGATGCTCGCCTGCTCGACCCGAGCAAGGACGCCGGCCTCGACATCATCGACGCTAGTGGCAAGCAGATCGCGAAGTGGGTCGATGGCGTCACGAAGTACAACGACATCCCCTTCGACATCGCCCGGAACCTCTTCCAGATGAAGGTCCGGCACGAGATCGTCCGCACCTGCCACGGCGTCACGGTTCCCTCGCCGACGCTCGCCCGCTATATGGAGAAGGTGATCGGCCACAAGCATGTCTACGTGTTTCCGAACACGATCGTGCCTGAGCACTACGAGAAGGTGCGCGCCGTCCGTGAGAACCCGGACGAGGTCCGCATCCTCTGGCAGGGTGGTATGTCGCACTGGATCGACTGGTATCCCCTCCGCGATGCCCTAAAGGTCATCTCCGAAAAATACCCCCAGGTCAAGTGGGTCATCTTCGGCGAGTGGTTCAACTGGATTCACGAGAACATCCCCGACACGATGGTCGAGCATCACCCGTGGGTCGCCTACGACGCCTACAAGCTCAAGCGCGGCCTCTTGAACATCGACATCAACCTCTGTGTCCTCGCGAACAACGTCTTCAACGCCTGCAAGTCCGGTATCAAGTGGTACGAATCAGTCCTGGGCGCGACGCCCGAGGCCACCCTCGCAGCTAAGACGGCTCCGTACGTGGAGATTGTGGATGGCGAGACCGGCCTCCTCTACACCACTCCCGAGGAGTTTGTGCAGAAACTCGGTACTCTGATCGAAGACGCCCCACTCCGCAAGAAACTCGCCGAGGGAGCCAAGAAGTGGGTCCTGGAGAACCGTACGCCGCAGGCGACGGTCCCTGGGCTCTTTGAGTTCTACATGGAGGTCCGTGCGCGCCAGAAACGCGAGATGGGCGCTCCGATCATCAAGCGGGCTACGATCGAGGAGATCAAGAAGATCGCGAGCCCCATCCAGAGGTAGCTCATGAGCATTACCCTCGTCAACGCGAAACTGTACGTCGCCCGAGTTCTGGCCGGCGGTTCTTCGCAGGAGACCATCGACGCCGCTGCTGAGGCGATCCTTCGCGGCTATTCCGATTGGGAGGAGAAGAAGTTCTGGATGTGGCTCCGTAAGGATACCTCCAGCGCCACGGCAGTCACAGGTCTTACGGCGACGGCTGCCTCTGCTGTCGTCTCAGCGATTAGCAACAATCTCAACTTCGTAAACATCGGTCAGACGGTAACGATTGCCGCCGCCGATACTGCTACGCTGGCCGCCGGAACAACCGTGTCGAGTTACACGCGTGATTCCTCAGGCAACATCGCGACCATCACGCTTTCGAATGCCTTCGGTGGCACGACCGACGCGAGCGCCACTCTGACATTCAGTGCCGACATCCCGATCACGATCGGCGTCAACGAATACAACCTGCCTCTCGACTACAACGTCGCGACCGTCGCCAAGTTCACATCAAACCTCCATCGGACGTTGATCTGGCGTGACCAGGAGTATTGGGATCGGGTGCAGCCGGACGAGTCTCTCACGGGAATGCCCTCTGAGTTCACCACCTACAACCCAGTCTCCGAGGTGACGCAGAACTACGGCGACACCCGTCTTCGTTTCGATCGCATCCCTGATGCTACCGACACGATGCGTCTTCGCTACTACCGCCAGTTCAATACCTCGGCGACTAGCATCGACATCCCAGACCACCTGCTCTACAAGTTCCTCGACTATTGCCGGGCGCTCCTCTTGGAGGCCAAGCGAGCCAAGGATGATCCGGGTAGCTACCGTGACTCGGTCATCGACGCGATGGAACAAGCAGCCGAGGGTGACAACATCCGCAACACCGAGGATGATGTGAACGAGTGCATCAAGTCCCAATTCGAGATGGGACTCAACGGCACGCCACTCTGGCGCAACGGCGACTTCGACACCTACTCCGGCAACTGAGGCACACATGGCCCTTTCTCCTGTCACTGAGTTCTTCAACGGCGGTATCGTTACTGCCCGCCATCCGGCACTCCTCAATCCTGGGGAACTTCAGCGTGCGGACGACTGCATCTACCGCGAAAAGGACCCTGCGATCTGGCGTGCTCCTGGCCGCACGACGTACAACGCCAGCGCCATCTCCCTCGGTGGTAGCGCCCAAAAGGTGAAGGGCACCCGTTACCTCTCATTCAGCAGCGGCTACACCGATCAGTTGCTCGCGCTCGCGGGACCTGTCCTGTGGCGCAGCCCATTCACCGCGATCACTGGCTCCTGGAGCGAGATCAGTGGACCAAACAAGGTTGCCGGCACTGTCTCTGCCTCGACCACCTTCACTGCCACCGCCGGCAATGTCTTCACCACTGACGTGATTGGTTCGCGCGTCTACGGGTCAGCCTCGACGACCGGCATCCCTGTTGTCACCGCAATCTCCGGTGCTGCCGATGCCAACGGGCGCTACGCCGCGATCACGGTGGATCGCACGATCACTGGCACCACCAGCATCGGTCTCGATTGGGGCACCGTTCTCGAACTGACAAACGCTGGCTCTGAGACGCTCGACGCCGTCCGATGGGACAACCAGTACTTCATCTGGAACGGCGTCGATGACATGCGCCGTGTCTCCTGGCGTCGTCGGGGCTACACGGCTGCGGGCGCTGTCCTCGATCCTGTCCTTGTTGCTCGACCACTTGGCCTTCGTGAGGTCACGGTGGCTCCAACCGTCACCACAACGGCCGGCTCCTGGAGCGCCCTCCTAAACACCGGCTTCTACTGGTTCCTCATCACGGAAATCTACGCCCCAGGTGGCGATGTGGCACAAGCCGAACGCGATCCCGACCTCGCCAGCGAGATTGTCGAGTCGGCGTACCTCGGCTCGATTGCCTCTTCGAGTGACCCTAACAGCAACCGAGGGCTGCCTATCCCTGTTTCTCTGACGAAGGGTGGCTCCACGGTCCCTGTTATCACTTTCCCAACCGTTGTCAACGACGGTTCAAACGGCCGTCTCGCGACGAACTGGGGCATCTACATGGCCGGCCCGACCGACACGAGCACCTCATCGCCATCCCTGGCGAGTTTCCGTCGTGTCTCAACGCCATCCATCACCGAGACCTCCAAGACGCTGACAGAAACCACTCTAGCACCACAACTCAAGTACGCAGGTGCGGTCGCAGCCGGCTTCGGAGGCACGGGCCTGACGAACGCCTCACGCATCACAGGTGCGCCAGACAACAGCTTTACGGGTGTGGACAGCGGGCTCGGAAACAGTGGTGATACCCCCGGCCACGCAGCGAAGCTCACCACCTGGGCCTTTAGTGTAGCAGGTGGCTATGCTACCGCTGCCATCATCGGCATCGAGATCGGCGTCAACTGCCGTCTCTTCAATGGTGCCTCCGTTGCTGTGCAGGCATCAACCAGCGGTGGAAAGAGGGGTGCCCTCTACCATCCAAGTGGCTCAGGACTCTTCGGTCTCTTGGGGACCCGGATCGCTGGCGGTCCGACCGACACGATGGGTCTTGGACTCGTCACATCAGACCTCACTGATCCTGCCCTCCAAGTGGAAGTCGGCATCGAGGCCGCGAACGTCTCTTTCGACTCGGTCTACGTGAAGCTCTACTTCACCGGCACCTCGATCAATCTGAATGGTCCCGCCTATCGCGTCGTTACTTACCGCGACCAGATCGGAACTACAGTCAACGATCCAGCCAACCTCATTCCTCCGATCCCTTCCACCGTCGATGTGTGGCAGGGCTCGACTGTGATGAATGACATCAACACAGACGGCGCGCTTCGCTTCTCCCTCGCGGGGAGGCCGGAGTCAGTGCCGAAGCCGTACATCTTGAAGTTCCGTGACCGCCAGATCATCAAGGTCATCAGCCTCGGACAGATTCTACTCGTCGCTCTTCGCAATGTCATCAAGCGAGTGAACTACCTGCCGAGGGAGACCGACACCGATATGACTTCGGGCCTCGTCTATGAGGACCTCGTGACGGATCACGGGCTCCCAGGATCGCTCTGTGGCATCAAGTTCGACTTCCCTGGCCGAGGTGTGATGTTTGCCTATGCCACGGACTCGGGCATGTTTCTCACAAATGGAATCTGGACGATCCCGCTCAACATGGACCTCGACTGGGCCAACACCATCAAGATCAGCGCCCTCTCGACAGCCGTCCTTCGGGCCTATCCGAAGGAGAAGCTCCTGGCGCTCTACTACTGTCCGGCTGGCGCTACGCATACGAAGAATACTCGTGTGCTGTACTTCTGCTACCAAGTGGACAAGATCAAGGGCAACTACGGGCTACCTGTCATCGGGCCGTGCGTCGTCTCCGGGCGCGCAGCCACGAGCGCCTTCCTCAACGGCGATTACCTGCTCACCGGCCACGAGTCGGACGGCAAGGTCTACGTTGAAGACAGTGGCCTCACGATCCCCTCGGGCTATCAGGTGCGCCTCAACGACGACAGTGCGAACGGGGACGGCAAGACCTCGGCCAGCGTAGATGTGAAGATCGTCCCAGCCATCAAGACGCGGAAGTTCTTCGCAGGTGGCCTGGACCGTGACACCTATGGAGAGTCGGTCTACCTGCTCTTCTCGGCCTACGGTGCCAACTCGGTCACCGCGTCAAGCATCAGGACTGTCGGTAGTACCACGATCACGTCGTCAGCCGCCTTCGGGTCCGTGCTGCCGGGGATGCGTGTCCTTGGAACCGGGATGGACCCCGGCACCATCGTCGTCTCGAAGTCAGACTCCAGCACGATCGTCGTCTCTCGGGCACCCAATGCGAGCGGCACGAGCACACTGACGTTCGACACCGGGACAGTAGGCATCACCGTCCGAGGGAGCAGCGTGGGGGAAATCCCGCTTGGCCTCTCGGTGGACTACGTCTCGACTCTTGTGGGTGACCTCGTTCACTTCAACCGCTCGAACATTCGGCGTGGCTTCGAACTCCAGATCGAGAAGGTGCCTCTTACCTTCTCTACCGCCACTGACGTGAACTCGCTTCGTTTCGAGACCGCGTCGTGGACAGACCTGGGAGTCAACATGCGCCTTCACAACATCACCTACATGGTTGAAGACGGCGGGCCGGACGCGAACCGAAACGCCGTCTAAAGAGGTCACATGCTCTTCGTCCCGATCAATCCGCCGAATGACCCTGCGGAGTGTCAGCCGTGGCTGTTTGAGTCGCTCAAGCGTCTCAACCTAGCCGCCTCGCGATCCTCCCAGGGGTTCTCGGCTATCATTCGCAACGAGGCTCCGGATGGCTCGGGGAACGTGCTCATCGACACGACGCCGTTCTTCGTGAAGCCGGGCCTCATCACCGGACAGATCGCTTTCGGTGGTCTCAACGCGAATGAGAACCTCACCCTCTCGTCTACGAAGAACTCCAACAAAGGCTTTATCTACCTCGGCGAGGCCCAGACCTCGGGCTTCGATGAGGACAACCAGTTTCTCGGCATCGGCACTCCGACGCCGGACGGGCTCCTACACCTCCACCTCGTGCTCCCCGGGACTCCGGCCATCGGGTCCTTCGGCAACGAGTTCATGGAGATGACGACCATCATCTCGGCCGCCGAGACCGAGATGCTGAAGGTCACCACATGGCAGAACAACGGCGGGGCCTACGACCTCGCCGTCATCACCGCCGGGTCCGCGGCCTCACGCAGCATTTACTTCACCTCGGCCACGATCGCGGTGGGCCTGCGGCTCGCCTTCGGCACGTACGGCGGTGGCGACACCATGAACTCGGCCCACCTCCAGTTCGGAGGGCTGAACTCGGGTGGCACCGCCGTCAACGTGAACGGTTCGATCTGCGGCATCAACGACACCACCGGCAACTCGTTCCGCTCCCTCTTCAACTACTTCACGTTCGAGACGGGCGCTGGCGTGTTCACCAACTTGGCGCGCGTCGGCGTCAACACGGACCCGTTCGACTTCTCGTCATCTGCCGCCGGGTCGCAACCCGACTCGCTCCACGTCGCCCGGCGCACGGGTGCCACGGCCGGCGTCCCCACCGTACTCATCGAGGGAACGACGAGCACGCAGGCCGCACTCGCGATCCGGGCCGCCTCTACCGGAACCACGCCGACTAAGATCATCAACGCCAACACGCTCGGCGGGTTCCGCCACGACGGCGACCTGATCCTCACGAACGCCGGCACGCTGCGCGGACTCCTCAACGGGGCGAGCGGCGGCACCACCGAGGGCTTCAAGTTCGTCGTCACGGCGGACAGCCTCAACATCCTATCGGGCGGTCGCCAGACCGGGTGGAGCGACACGCTCGTCAGCAACTCGTTCCTGATCGCCGGGGACGTGGCCTCCACGCACCGGGCGCTGTTCGTGACTTCGTCTGGCTTCGCCATCTTCACTCGGCTCGGCTTCTCCTCGGCCTACACGCTCTTCTCGAATGGCGGGGCTGGCGGTGCATCAAGTTCATTCCCCGCACCCGAGGCGACCCCCTCGGTCGTCCGCATCGTGAACACGAGCGCATCTGGTGCCGACGGAGCGATCGTCCTCAAGGTGGAGTCGCAGCGCGCTGGACAGTCTGGTCGCCTCATCAGCCTCGTGGGCTCGGGCGGCGAGGTCGCGGGCATGACTGCGGCCGGGAACTACTTCCTTCTCTCGGGAGCAGGGACCGGGAAAGTCCTCGCGGACAGTGGTAGTGGTGTTGGAGCGTGGTCTAATGCCAGTGCTCTTGCGACGCGCGTTCAACAGCGTTGGGCAGCCAATGGCGCGTACCGTGTGGATACCAGCGTGGACGGCACCTATGTCGCGCCGACTGCCATGACTCTGACTTCAGTTCGTCTCTGGCGTGGAACTGCTGGAACTAGCGGTTCCACAACAGTCGATCTCAAGAAGAACGGTGTTACGATGCTCTCGGTACAGCCCACGATTACTGCTGCCTCAGGCAACGACCAGACGGCACTCGGCACACTCTCCGTGACTTCCGTTGCGGTAGGTGACAAGCTCACCATCGACGCCACAGCGGTCGAAGTAGGCACCCCTCGTGACTACACACTCATCATCGAGGGCGCATAACGTGGCATCAATCGGAAAAATACGTACACGGTACAAACGCTTGGTCATCGGACTTCCGGCGAACATCTTCGTCAGTCGTACTGTCACATGGGAAAGAACGGGCAATACAACTACATTGACCATTGGGACTGATGGTCGAAGTGTTGTTGTGTCTGGAGCTAACGGAGCTACCACGTTGACTTGCTTTGACCAATCAGCCCCGTCAGTCACACGCGACTTCACGATCTCCCTTGGAGAAATCTGATGGCTACCTACATCGACCAAAAAGCCGAAGACGCCGCACACACCTCGGGCGATCTCGGCATGCAAGCACTCGCGGTCCGCAATGATGCCCTCGCGGCCCGTTCCGGTACGGACGGCGACTACACACCAATCGCTGTTGACTCGGCAGGCGTGGTCAAAGTCGCAGCGTTTCAACAGACCGATCTCATGATGTCCGGCGTCACGCAACTCACACCAAAGTTCGCGGCGATTGCAGCAGCCACCAGTGGCAACAACACGCTCGTGACGAATCCGAACGCAGGAAAGAAGATCAGAATCCTTGCGATCATGGTGATCGCAGGAGCCGCCGGGAACATCTATTTCACCAGTGACACCGGAACGGTGATCTTCGGAGGAAGCACGAACAAGATTCAGCTAGCGGCTAACGGCGGGTTCGTCCTGCCGTTCAGTCCCGTTGGGTGGTTCGAGACTGCCGCCGATGCAGACCTGACCATGAACGCCTCCAGCACTGGACCGTTCTCAGGTGGCGTGGTCTACGTGGAGGTCTAGTGGCCGTCACCTTCACCGCAGCAGGAGTACTCGCCGGCAATGCGACCACGCCATCGCAGAACATCACCTCACCCGCAGTTGCGGTCGGTAACTACGTACTGATCGCCGTCATCATCAACAAGAGGCTCTCAGCCTTCATCTCCCCACCTGACGGTACATGGACCGAGATCGTATCTGGTTCGACTGATTGCACTACTGCGGCGGACGACCACAGTTACGCCGTGTACTGGAAGCGCGTGACCTCTGACGCCGGTGGTACAGCCTACACCTTCACGAAGGACATCGACGACAACGTCCTCTTCGCCGGCATCATCAGTACATGGAGCGGGGCAGTCACTTCCGGTGATCCTCTCGACGGTACGGCGGTTGGCGTTACTCCGACTGTAGGCGCTGCTGACAACGTGTCGTTCCCGGCGTTCGATCCAACCGAGACGGATAGCCACATCATCTACGTCGCCATCTACGGCAACGACAACACGACGTTCAACGCTGCGATGTCGAGCGACACGAATCCAGACTGCACCAAGCGATTCGACGTGGAAACAGCTACAGGGACCGACGTGTCTATCGCCCTTACATCAGGCGACACAACTGATGGCTCGAACATCACGTCACGTACATGGGCGTCAGCTTCAACAACCGATGCAGGCAACACCGGCATCGTCTTCGGCCTCAAGCCAGCGGCCGTCGCAGCCGCGACAACGCCACTCCGCACACTCCTTGGAGTGGGAACCTAGAGGTACATATGCTCAGATTCATCAAGAAGCTGTTCAAGTGGGGCGGTCTCGCCCCCGGTGAGGGCGGGTTCATCCAGGCCGCCCTCACGGCCGCCCCCTACATCCTCCAGGGCCTCAGCGCCCTCGGGGGAATCTGGGGCAAGAAAAAGAAGTACATGGATGAGCAGACGCTCCGCGCCCTATACGGGCCTGGGGCGGTCGGGAAGGACACCGAGGAACTCGTGAACCGCATCATGAGTTCGCCGTACGGCCAGCAACTTCTCGCAGGCGCAGCCGAGACCGGACAGAGCACGCAGCGTGAACTCGCGGCCCGCACCGCCGCAAGCGGTATGGGTCCCGGCACTGGAGCCGACTCAGGCGCGAGCATCTTTGCTGCCGCCACGGCACCGCAGATTCAGACGGGCCTCGAACGTGGAGTCCGTGCAGACACCACTGCCGCAGCGATGCCGATCGCGGCCGACCTCGTCTCTGGCCGCATGCAGGCGGCCCTCATGCAGCAGGGCCAGCAGAACTTGGACCCCTCGACGATGCAGCGCATCGGAGCAGCGGCCGGACAGACCGCCGCCTCGATCCCTGCACCAGCACCGAGGGCGGTCCCTACGGTCGCGGCCCCTGCACCTGCCCCGAATCCTCTCGCAATCAACACGATGACTCAGGCACCGCCAGTTACACCGACCTTCAACGTCGGTCGTAATGCAGCCCCAGACGAGTTCTCGGCGAATCCACGCAGTCGCATGTTCGGTGCCCTTATGGGTGGCCGGGCATCGCGCAGTCGTAGTCTCGTTCGCAGCAACAACCAGTAGGAGGACACATGAGCTTTCTCGACATCATCAAACGTGGTGGCCGAGCCGCCGCCCGAGGCGTCAGTTCAGCCATCAGGACTGCTGCGCCTGCTCCTGCGCCCACCGAAGCCCCTGTGCCAGAGCCACAAGACACAGCGCCGAAGGGCTTCACACTTCCAGAACTGGACCCAAACGACTCAGACTACGAAGAGAAGAAGATGGTTCACGATGCCATGATCGCACTGGAAAAGCACTACAGCGACAACATGCCCGGTGTGGACTTCGAGGGACACTACCGCAAGCTCGCGAGTGAGTTGAAGAACGCTCCTTCGGAGCGTCAATGGAATCCGCTCTCGAAGTTCGCGATCGCAATGGGGACGCAGAATCCCGAGAATCCGTACGCACCAAACGTCGGGCTCGCGAAGATGGAAGATGTCGCCGGCAAGAAGCTCACCGAGGAGAAGACTTCGTTCGACGAGAACATGGCTCTCCGCAAGGAGGCTCTCTCGGGGCACATTCGTCAACTTCTCGATCAGGGCAAGTTCCGTCAGGCGCTCGGTCAACTCGAAGTGCAGTCGCAGATGGGCATCATGGGTCGTCGCAAGGAGCATGAGTTCAAACTCGGTGAGATCGAGGCCCAGGGTACGGTCAAGAAGGATGTGGCCCGCATCAACGCGCAGTCCGCGATGGACCGCGCTGAGAAGCGCCTTGCGTATCAGAAGTCGCTCACGAGCAAGATTCGTCTCTCACCAGCCAACCGCGCATACTCCAACGAGCAGTTCAAGATGGCCGACACTCGTCTCGCCGACATCAAGAAGCAGTGGGGCGAGGGCATGCTGTCCGATGAGCAGGTCGAAATCGCCGAAGAGGAGCACCGTCAGGAGTTGAAGCGGCTTCATGACTGGATCGAGGAGCATGAGATTCCCGAGGGTGTCAACGTCGAGCGTGGCAGCACCGTGAAGCCAAAAGGTGGCATGGAAGCCAACCCCGAGGACCCCTGGTTCAAGAAGTAGGAGGCAACAATGACTGCACCCGCGAACGCCACCCGCTCGCCGTACACATACGAACAGATGAAAACACGGCAGCAAACACTCGGCCCAACGGGTCCAGCCGGTCCTCTCCCCGAGGAGG